TTGGCTTTTCAGCAGCACCTTTTACAGCAGCTGGAGCAGTAGAGATTACATCCCACAAAGTAGCAATGATGTTAGTTTCATCGATTGCACCTGAACCTGCAGATACAGCACCTGAACCGCCTGCCTTAATCAAGGTAAGGAATCCATCGTACTGACCAGCTGTAGCATTTACACCATTCCACATTACAGATTCGTTGTTGTTAGCGATACCGCTTACCAAACGCTCGATAATTGCATCTTGGATTTGAGTGCTTACGCGACCTGACATTACATCAGCTGCAGACCAGTCTGTGAAGAAATCCTTCTTACAAATTTGACGCTGTACCTGGAATTCTTCCAAAGTCAAAATGCGCTCGGTCAAAGTGATTGTGCCTGTTGGCGTGAAATCACATGTGCCGTTAGCAAATGTTACAGTGTCATCAATTTTACGTGCTACTGATTTGTAAGGCACGTTTGGCTTCAAAGTAACGTAATTCATAGATACGTTAGCAAGGAGAGCCTTCTTTACGATTTCACCAGCTAATTCACCTGCATAGGTGGTGGTGAGTGAAGTTGTTGTTGGCATACTTAATTTAAATTATGAGGTGAATTAATTTACTTGTTTAGAACGCAATTCAGCCATGAAGTCAGCGAATGATGAACCATTCGATGCTACAAGAGGCTGTGCGTTTTTCTTGAATTCTTGTGATTTAACAGAAGGTACAGCAGGTGCTTTTTTAACTGAAGCAAGTTCAGTCTTCAATGCTTCTGCATCCTTCTTAGCAGTTTCTACTGCTGCAGCTAGTTCAGTCTTTTCAACTTCAAGTGCAGCAATGCGCTCCGACAACTGACCGATAACAGCAACTAAATCTTCGCTGCTCATTTCGGTAGATTGTTCTTCGCGTGAGATTTCAGTAATGGTACCTTCTTCGCCTACATAGACTTTGGTAACACCATCTTCAAGCAGGTATTCACCTGCAGGTACTGGCACTGGATTACCTTCAGCGTCTTGTGTGTAGATGTCCACACCAACTACCCACTCATCAGCTGTTGAGTAGATCTTAGTGCCATCAGCCAAAGTGCCTTCTACTGCAAACTTTACTTCCGTTGCCGGTGCTTCTGCTGCTGTAGTTTCTTCTTCGAACTTGATACCCACTGTTGAAGGATCAATGCCGTACTTATTGAATACGGATTTGATTTGTTCTTTAATACTTGACATGTTTGGATATTTGGGTATAGTAGCAAAAACGTGATTTTGTTACATGTGCCTTCATGCCTTATCTTAGCAGTATAATTAAATACACCAATTATGAAAGAGAAAGTACAATCAATGACGAAAAAGATATCAGTTCGTCTAACTGAAAAGCAGTACAAGGCTGTAGTTAAAAACGCGAAAGCAAACAAAATGACTATGGCTGAATACTCGCGTGCGTGTATGCTGTAGTAAAAAAAAGAAGGGGCACGTTTGCCCCTATCTTTTTCAAAACCTAAATCTTTTATGACACTATTATAAAACCAAAACAGGGCAAATATAAATCATTTGCTTAAACCTGCAAGTAGTTGGTCTAATTCCAAAACCAATTCTGCTTCGTGATTTTTTACGCCACTCATAGCTACACCTACTTCATTAAAAAAGCCTTCAATGCTGTAGCCTTTTACCTTGCCTTCCTTCACATCATTCCATACGTGGTCTTCGTCCACTTTCGTTCCGATGAACCATGTGCCATCTGGTAGATCAGGTAAGCCCAATTCGATGCTCTTATCATTCTTACCTTCTTTTATCCATGACTCTACAACCGTTACACCTGTGACTGGTATTTCGTGCTGCAGATTAGTGGTGTGTTGCAGATTCTTTTTGAAGAATTGATGCGCGATAGCTTGCACTGTTGCCTTTTCAAAATACACATAATAAGGCTCACCCTTATCGTCATAGCGCAGTATCTCTTTATCCGGTATAAGCGCAGGTCCGTAAAGCATTCTCCGTTCATCATTTATTGCGCTCAATTTTACCTTCGATAAGGCAATCCAATTTTCTTCGATTGCAGGCATATCGACTAAGCCCATAGCCGTAATACCTAAACGCCCTTCTTCGTCTATTACACACTTAACTACTTTTCTTTTTTCCATGTTTTAAATATAATTTAGTTTAACCAATTCTCGATAAATCTTCTACGTTTTCGCGTATCTCTTGCTGGCTTGCTACATCACCTGCAAGCACGTATGCACGTGGCAATACTTGGTCAGGTCTGTTCTGTATGAACTGCGCAGCAAACGGATTGAACGTTGCTGGCTGTGATTCAGTTCCACCACCACCACCACCGAATGAAGGTGGATTAGCACCGCCCGGATTGCCACCCGATGTACTGCCTTGAAATTGCTGCGCTGCAATAGTAGCAACGTTAGCCAAACCTGCTGCAACCGCAACACCAGCAGCGACAAAAGGCGCACCAGGGAATACTGTTGTTATCGGATTCTTTGCAGTGCTGGCAAATATCGCGTTTGCCGATTCGTATGTGCTTATAGTAGCTTGTGCAATACTGATAGCCTTTTGAATTTGAAAAGCACGCTTTGCATTTTTCTCATTAGTCTTTCCAAATGCCGATGTGATTTGTGCAATTCCATCTAATGTTTGCTTTGCAAAATCTAGCTTTTGCATTTGCGCATTCTTTTCAATGGCAGCGACTTCATCTGCATTCATCTGCGCAATGATTGCTAATTGTTCAGCGTTACCTTTTGCAGCATCGCGCAAAGCTGCATACTTCGCATCAGCCATTGCGATTTCTTTATCTACACCTTCTTGCATCAACTGAATACTGAATTCTTGTGCGCTGCGCTGCGCTTCTAATTCAGCATCGAAATCAGTTACACCTGTTCTTTCAGGTCCAGCACCTGCAGTATCTTTTTCTATAAGTTTAGTAACTGCTACGCTGGCTTCATAAATTCTTCTTTTCAATTCCAGCAATCGCTGACCAGCAGCTTCTGCTTTACGCAATCTTTCATCTTCTCGTCTTTGCTGTTCGTTTGATGCCCTTGAATCTTCTTCTTGAATTGTTTTGCTGATGTCTTTTAACGCCTTATCAAGCGCAGCATTTTCTTTTACCGCAGCATCTAAACGATTCTTTTGATATTCGTCTAATGTGCCACCACGCTGAATAATCAAATTGGCTTGGTCAATTAAACCTTGATTCGTAGCTTTTACTTGATCTGCATATACTTTAAACTGCTCACGTGCTACCTTTAAATTACCGCCTGATTTGGCAATTATGTCTGCACTGCGTTTTTCTACATCGGAACTTATTTGGTCTGCAAATTCTTTTACGCCAGTTAATGCTTCTTTAGTTCTTTGCGCTGCTTTTTCTGCTTCTTCAGCTGCTTTGGTATTTGTCAAACCGATAGCATCCGATAAGGCTAACAAACTATCTTTTAAAAATCCAACTGTATCGGATAGCCCGGTAAAGAAACTACCTAATGCACCACCTGATTTCTTTAATGCTTCAAAATTGGCAATGATACCAACTATGACAGTACCAAGTAAAAAGATAGGATTGGTCAATAACGCTTTACCTAAACTTCCCAATGTAGAAGTTAAGCCCTTTATGCCTTCACCTACATCCTTTAATCTTATATCATTTGCATTTTGAGCAAACAATTTTGCAGCTTCGGCTGCTCCTTGAAAGTCTAATGATAATAAACGTGATGATACAAGACCAATACTACCACTGACACGCTCAAACGCACCACCTGCCTGTGTACCTATGGCCTGTGCTGCATCTTGAATCTTATCTTTAAGTTCCCCCGCAGCCTTAGATAAGTCACGATACTTCTGTGTTTGTGGATCAGTGTCAGCTAACTGCCTTTGTAATTCGCGCAGTTGCGCTTTTAGGGATTGACCAGCACTATCAGCATTATCGAAAGCAGTACCTAGTTGCTTTAGGTTCTGCTCACTTTTCGCTGTGTCAATTTCAAATGTCCTTACAATAGGTTCAGCCATTAGTAGATAAGTTTATAGAGTAAATAGATAAGTCCGAATATCAATGCACCACGCCATGCGTACAGCGTAATGTACCATAGCACACGCTGCCATTTGCGAAGTGAATAGTTATGCTGTTTGTTTACTGCGATTCCTAGCTGGATGTAGCGCATTGAATTTTTAATTGAGTCCATTTATATTGATTTGCTTTGTTGGTATTGTAATGAAGCTGTGATGATGAAGCCTTCAGGATATGGTCCACCTGTAAATGTGATGTTTATCCGATGTTCATCAGTGTTTGTAGTAGTATCTATTCCAAAAGTAAATACATGTGTGCCTATTGCGCCTATTGTGTTTAGTGTAGTAATAGCACTAGCGTATGCAATGCCAGCTATCTTTTCAAGTGTGAAGTGATGCAATGACACTTCGCTTAAACCTGCGCCATCTTTAATAGTTACGTTTAGCAAACAGCTCCACAATGTTTCATCGGATAGTTCTATGTACTGACCAGCTACACCTTCAATGTACAAATTTTCAACTTGTCCTGATGTGGTAATAGTCGGATAGCGTTGTAGTACAAACTGACCAAACTGCGCCCATCCTTTTTCAGGTGCAGTCGGATTGCCTGCGCGATAACCACCGCCAACGTGCAAGCCGGGCAAATTAACTTCAACATTCTTACCTAATAGATTGCTGCCATCTACAAATTTTGTTAGGTTCAAATCCTGACCAACCGCAAGCATATTGCTATTACCTTCTTCAATAGAAATCTTGACACCATTTACAAATGAATTAAGAACTGAAGAAAAAGCTGAATTTATAGCTGGCGTGTTAGGAAGTATTGAATTCCTGAACTGACCACCATTATTGAATCCCCAGCATATACCACTAGTTTCATCCCAAAAGAAGCCGTAGCGCGAACAACAATCTTCAGTGGCTGCGACTGGTTCACCTCCAGTTTCAAATTCAATTTCACCATTAACTGTTACGTTTACCGGTGTAGAAGCGCAGTCATTGATTTGATCTATGAATTTAATAAGCTTAACCTTTGTGCTTTCATTCATTCCGACTTTGTAGTCGCTGATTTCAAGAATTCTCCAATATGCATCCTGAATCCAAATCTTATCGGCAAAGCTAAAAGTCAGAATATCCTTTAAATCGAGCGCAAAAAAAGCTTCCATTATTCTGCTTTCAGGCGAATACAGTTCATTCATGTAATTGCGCCAATAACTATTGAATAGATTGTTGTATGGATTAGCACTAACAGTAACAACGTGTGGTGGCGTTTCGGGTGCCCAGTTTAAATCAAAATCGGTAAGTGTTGGATATGCATCGCTATAATGATTAAGTATAGGTACTTCAGTGCTTGGTGTTGCTAAACCTGAGCCTTCATCATATAGATTAACTTCTATAGTGCCTGCGTTAAACAAGGCACGTGGACCTGGCACAACAAATTCTAATTGCTCATTGTAGAAACATTGTATTGGCGTGTTCGTTCCAGGTATCAATGCAGCTGGTGCACTACGTGTTACAAGTGTAACCTTTTGATCACCTATTGCAAAGTCACTTGGTGAAGTCGATGGATTAATAGTGTAACCTTCAGCTTTATAGTCACCATAAACACGATTAGCATCACGATAAAGTTTGCTGTAGGCATCTTCACCTGATGTATAAGTGAATTGAAAAGTAGCCTTTTGAATGTCTACTGTGCTTGATATAACAACGTCTTTTGATATGTCAAGCTTGCTAGTCCAGTCTACAATATCACCTGTACCGATGTAGTTATTTTGTGGCACTATAGCAATGCGATTAGGTACTATGCGACTAGGTACTATTGCGCAGTTATGCATTTTGATTACATCATTGACGAAATCAATTTGGCGCATATCCGGTGCGTTTGATGCATAATCAATAGTTTGACCGCTACTTATTACTACATTATCTAATTTAATATGTGACTCAGTTAAACTTCCATTTCCTGCAAGAATTCTTACAGTAGCTTGACCAAGTACCTGTGATTGCGAACCAATAGTCCATAATGATTGAGAATAAACATAAAATTTTACTACGTCACCTACATTTAATTGAACAGTAAATGAAAAACCTTGAGAAGTAAAACCTGAGTATGCACCAGTAGATGTGTTTCCAACTGCAGATCCATTCTTAAAAATGCTAATTACAGAACGAGCACTATCAACTCCAGGTCCTGAAAAACCAAAGGATTGCAATCTCAACAATCCACTAAATGTAAAGAATCCGCTAACTGGTGCTGTGTATTCACCAGTGCTAGGTGTAAAATCTCCATTGTTATCAAATGCTTCTACTGTTGGGCTATAAAATGCAGCGTTTGTTGGGGAACAAACTCTATCAATGTTGGCTGAATTGTAAGCCAAAAACAAATAGTCATTTGTATCGGCAAGCAATTTTAATTGTGGCGTGTTGCACCATGGCATGTAGTAGTCTTCAATGATGTTTTCAAGTGAAGATGCAACTAAATCAAAGCCAGCTTCCGTTATTATATTGCGAAGAAGATACCACCAACTAACCGAAGGTGTTAAGTCACCTGCATATATTGGATTAGCTGGATCAAGAATCGGGCGTGAACCTGCACCACCGCTATTGCTCCACTTTTGCCCTCTGTCACATAATGTCCAAATCCTATCTGCTGTTGGAACAGTAACATTTGCATAATTGACCGCTTCATTTAAATCTGCCAGCGCAGCAATATCACTTAGCTTCTTTTCGCCAATGGTTCGTACTAAATCAGGCGTTTCAGCATAGAATGC